ATCTTCTCTATATAGATGATATAACTCGAATAAATCTCTACCATCGTATTCATATTCTAATTTGAACCCTTGCCACCATATATCATCTATATGATTTGTTATTCCAAATATATATTGTTTCCCATTTTTTTCAGCTAATTTTACTTCTGCTATTTCACTTACATCAACTGTGTTGATAGAATCCTCCTTTAAGATTTTGTAATCATTCCAAGTTCTTGTTTTATAAGCTTTCATTTTTATTCCCCTTTTCTATTATAATTTTATTATTTTCAAAAGTAGCTGTTATTTCCCTATCTTCTGGACTAATACCCATTTCTTTAATCCATGCTACTGGAAGAGTTAACTTGTAAGACAATGCATTTTTACTTGCATTGCCTCCAGCTTTACAACAACTCACTTTTAATTGTCTTTGTTCCATGTTATTTCTCCTTTACTCTGATTCAACACAATCGAAATATCTAAACATTTCAGTTGCTTTTTCTTTATTTTCTTCACTTTCTTTTACAAATCTTAATAAACCCCCTACAAAATAATCGAAATCTCTCCAACCGTCTTCATCATGGTAACAATGTAAAAATATATGTTTTTTAGTTTCGTCTAAATAAAATCTTACTTCATATATATTTTTTCCTACGTCTGCTGAATGATGTGTAATTTCTTTTGTAAAGTTATTTTCTAGATATTTATATATATCCCATTTATTAACCTCATTAAAGAATTTTTTTCTATTTATTATTGTCATTTTCTTTTCCCCTTCCTTTTTACTCTCTTGAGCTAAGAAAGATAAACATAAACCTAATTGAGTTCTATAATCTACATCGCCATATTTTTCAACCATTCCTCTTGTCATTTCATGAGCTTTTTTCATTAAATTCTTTTTCATCTTTCTTAACCCCTTTCTTATTATTTATTATACTTATATAATATACTATTGGTTACCAATAGTCAAGCGAATTTGAAAATTTTTTTCTAAAATTTGTATAAATATTCCAGATACAGCTAATAATCCTAACGAAGGAGGTAATGACTATGAAAAAAATAATGCTGGAGATAACAGGGCGCATTGCATATCTAGGAATTGGAGTAGCAAGTGCTATATTGATAATGATGTAGGGAAATAATAAATAAAAAATAGCTAGGGAAATTATATTCTCTAGCTTATTTTATGTATAGCATTAACGAGCTAATTCATATGCACATCAATGCTATACATAATAATTATATATTTAGTGTAATTTCTAACTCAAAGTAATCCTCATTGCTGCCTTTTTTACACTTTTTCTTTTTAGAATATATAGCCTCTTTTATAATGCTTTTTAGCAATTCGTTTTTGCCTTCTATACTAAGGGTATTATAATTTTTTAATACATTTTCTAGCTCAGGTATTAGTTTTTTTATTTTTATAACTTTATCGTCGCCAAATTCTTTTTCTAATACTTTTTTATTTTCTTCTAGTATTCTAATCTTATCTTTTATTTTACTGGTCCTATCCTTGAATATTTCTATAGTATATACATCTTGTTCTAAGAATGTACAGCATTTTTCAAATTGCTTATTTAGTTTCTCAATTTCTTTTTCAATTCTTTTTAGATCATTGTCTACATTTCTTTTTTCTTTTATCGTTTCTTGCTCATAATTATCTACATAATATTCATAATCAGATAATGTATTTGATAACGCCTGTAAAATATGTTCTTCAACTCTATTTAGATAAGAACCTATATTTTTACAACCAGTAGTAGAACAATATAAGAAATCACCTTGAGCGCATCTCCTTTTTACCATAACTCTATTGCATTCAGAGCATCTTATTAATCCAGCAAGCGGATTACTAAGTGGTAAATCAAAGTTAGACTTATGCTGCTTTCTAGAATTTAATATATCTTGCACTTTCTCAAAGTCACTTAAAGGTATAATAGCCTCATGCAGTCCTTTATAATATTCAACAGCAGCATTTACTGGTCTAGATTTTTTTACATTACCTTTTGTATCTATATATTTTTTATATTTTCTTTCTCCATGTTTAAGATATCCAGCTACTACATTGCTTGTTAATATATTTTTTACTGAACTATAGCTCCATACACGACCGCTTCTGGAAGGATAACCGCCTTGATTAAGCCTTTTCGCTATTATACTAGCTCCAGCACTATCTTCTAAAAACCACTTAAATATTAATCTGACTATATGTGCTTCTTCTTCGTTTATAACTAACCTAAAGCCATTTTCTCCTTCTAATTTCTCTTTATTATAGCCATAAGGAAGAATAGAACCTATGTATTTACCTTGTTTTACAGATTGTTCTCTACCTCGTTGCATACGTTTAGTAATAGTTTTATACTCTCTCCTAGACATGAACAGTCCGAAGTCGACCATTTCTTCATCGAACTCATTATTTGCAAGGTCATAAGTCTTACTTGGTGTAATTATTTTACATTCCGCAGCAGTAAAGGTACTAGATACAATTTCCTGGTCTATCTTACTACCTCTACATAACCTTGATAATTCTGTGCAAAAAACACCTTCATATAATCCCTCTGATACTTTTTCTAGTAGGTCTTGCATCTTTGGACGGATAGAAATACTATCTCCAGTTTCTATTTCTCGAAATACATTTTCTTCTTCTATCTGTATTTTTAACTTGTCAGCTAATTCCGTTAGCATATTGTAATGATTTTTTAGGACCTTTTCTAATGGAATATCCTTATCATCAGCACGGCTTTTCCTTAAATACATTGCATACATCTTATTTCCTCCTTAAAAAAGAGCAGCTGGTAAAACTGCCCTGATGTTTATCTATATTATTTCTATTTTATAACTTTTGTATTACTATCTAATTTCAAATATTGCCCTTCTTTTAATGTTATTAATTTACTTCCTGAAAAATAGTCAGCTGTTTGTAAATCTGGAGCATTCTTATAGCCATCCCCTAAATTATTATATAAGCAAAACCATCCGTCTGAATCACTATCTATAGCTTCTAATTTGTGTTCTCCAGGTTGTATATCTTCACCTACTATATACATACCGTTTGTAAGTTCATCAAGATTAGAAAAATCCAAAGCTTTATCTTTTATTTCGTCAACTTTATATAAATCACATTTATTTAACTGTAAATACTGACCATCTTTTACTTCTATGTAAGAAAAGTTTTCAAATGCATTTGAGTCAACAGAAGATTCAACATCGCCTGTAGTGTCCGTTGTGATATCAAAGCTTCCCATAAATTCACCATCTTGTTTAACTAGAACATAAATTCCTGGATCTAAATCTTTTCCAACCTTAAACGTACCATCACTTAATGAAAAACTAACCTTACTATCATCTTTTTCACTTTGATTACTAGTTTGATTGCTAGATTCTTGTTGAGAAGATGATTTAACAGTAGTATTATTATTGCTGCAACCTACAAAACTTAAACATAACATAGCACTTAAAATGATACTTAATAGTTTCTTCATAACTTATAAACTCCCCTTTGTTTTTTCTTAAATTGTAGCAGAAAGCTATGTTGATAGCATCACTTTCCAACATAATTCCAACATAATTTGATAAAAAAATAATTTTTCCCCTATATACATGTAAAATATATCAAAATACCTCTTTTAACTTAATGTTTAGTAGTATAATAATATTATAAATATTTCGGAAAAATAATATATATAACTTATGACTTGGTGTATAATATATATAAAGAATAAAATAGAACATTTGTTCTATGAAAAACGAGTTAAGGGGGAATCTATTTGAAAGAAAAGAGTGCATTATTAGAAAGAAAAGAAGAAATATTATTAGTAGACGATGAAATATTAGAAGATATAATAAAAAAAATGCAAAAACAAGTAGAAAAAAATAAATCTGTGTAAAAAAGAGGGGCTTAGAATTAAGTCCCTCTTTTCATGCTTATTACAAGCCTTATTATATTGTTAAATTCTTCATCAGATAATTGGTCTGCCAGCTGAAGTGCTCGCTTTTGCTTTTCTGTTAAATCTTTGATAGGCTTTTTATTTTCATTAATCCCTAACAAATAATCAACTGTAACACCGAAAAATTTTGCTAACTTAAACAAAGTATCTGAATCACATTTTCTTCTATTATTCTCCCAATTGTTTACAGTTTGTTTACTTACGTTCAAAACTTTTCCCAAATCTTCCTGCGTAATATCTTTTTCCAGTCGCAATTCTCTTAGTATATTTCCTTGTGTTTTCATCATGTTTTTCCTTCTTTCTCACTCATTTCCCTCTATATATAATATTCTACTTTCTGAATACTATTCCCTCTAAATTATAAAGTAATTATAACATATTTAATCGAACGAATAATTGTTATTTCAAGAAAGTATAACAAACAGAAAACTTTTTCGGAAAAACTATTGACAAGTACACGAAACGTATATATAATAAAAGTATAAATTAAATCAAGGAGGTGCAAGAATGAACTTGATGAATTTAAAAATATACAGAAATGTATATGGTTACACTCAAGAAGATTTAGCAAAAGTATTAGGAGTAACTAAAACAAGTTATGCAAATAAAGAAACAGGAAGAAGAAAAATAACATTAACCGAAGCTAAGACGATGGCTGATTTATTTGACGTCAGCATAGAAGAACTTTTTTTTAGTCACGAAGTCCACATAAAGGATACTCAATCAAGAAAAGTATGCAGTAATTTATAATTAAGGAGGATTAAAATGAGCCTAATAAATGAAATGAACAATTTAGTAAATAATTTAGAAGTTTATGAAAGTGAAGAATTTGGTCAAATAAGAACAATAGCTGTTAATGAAGAACCTTGGTTTGTAGCTAATGATATAGCTAGAGCTTTAGGATATACAAATCCTAGTAAAGCAACAAATGACCACTGTAAAAAATCTAAAATGATATGGGGTAACGATTCGTTAGGACGTCGTCAACAATTTAAAGTTATTCCAGAAGGTGATATTTATAGATTGATTATAAGCTCAAAATTGCCAAGTGCAGAGAAGTTTGAAAGTTGGGTTTTTGATGAAGTATTACCACAAATTAGAAAAACTGGTGGCTACATACCACACGATGAAGGCGAAGATGATGAAACAATAATGGCTAAAGCTTTAATAGTAGCGCAAAAGACAATAGACAATAAAAACAAATTACTGGAAGATGCTAAAAAAGAAATTGCAGAAAAAGACAGAGTGATAACTCAAATATCTATATCACAAAACACAAAATTAGTTAGAGAAACTGCTAAAGCAATCTCAAAATCAAATAGCAAGATACTTATAGGAGAAAGAAGATTATATGAAAGACTGAGAAGTTGGGGCTGGGTATGTAAAAACTCAACAGAAGCTACTCAATATGCAGTTGAAAGAGGTTATTTAGAAGTATCAGAAGGTACTAAGAAAACAGCAAGAGGAATATTCACATTTAGAACAACAAGAGTAACTGGTAAAGGCGAAATAAAAATCATTGAAAAACTTCTGAAAGAAAAAGATCTTGAAAAATTACTAGAAGAAAACGAAAAAAGTAAATAAGAAGTATTAATTTAGGGGGTAACTAAATATGGAAGATAATAAAAAACTAAGTTTCACATACTTTGGTGATATAAGAATAGAGAAAGTAAATGTTAGAGTGATAGAAATAGGGGCTGGAAGTCTTAAATTCGCAATAGATGAAAGATATCCTCATTACATAAAGGTTTACATAGGAGATAACTCTGACGAAGGATTTGAATACATTGACGATATATTAGGGATAGATCAAAAAATAAATGATGATGAATTTATGACAATAGTTCTTAATTATTGTGTGCAACATGTAGAGTTTATAACAAATAAAGCAATGGAGGAAAGGGTTCAAAATTACTATAAAAAGTTAGAAAAAGAAAACCAAAAGGTAAAACAAATTTTATCTCAGTATACAGATGAACAGTTATTAAACGAAGTTAACGAAAGAGGACTTTTAGGAGGTAATTAGCATGGCAGTATATACAGGAACAGAACACTTCATAAAAAAAGAAGTAGAAGTAGTATCAGACATATTAAGAGCTAGAGGTTTTAGAGAAGAATGGAGCATCATAACTCCATACCAAGCAGAAATAAAGATGTTCCACGTGTTACAAAACAAGTTTGCACTACTTAGAAAACAAGGCAATAACACAGTAGTAGATTATTCGAGATAGGGGGCATATATGATAGCAAAATACATAGCAGTAAGTATCATATTTAGCTTAGGCTTCGTATTTGGAGCTTGGTGGAGAAGCATCCACGAATAGGACAAATTTTAGACATCATATTTTATTAGGGGGTGCAGCAATATGAAAGAAAAACGATATCAAAATGGAGGGGTTAAGATAACTGTAAAAAGTCCATTAACACCTTCTAGAGAGAACTTAGAAAGAGTTTACGACATATGCAATAAGTTATTTAAAGACGAAGAAATATTTTATCAACTAGGGGAATGTAAAAGAAGAAATATGAAAGCTGTATAAAGGAGGGAAAACAAATGACAAATCAAGAGTTCAGAAAAGAAGTAAATAAGCTATTTGATAAAGTTGAATACATCAACGAAAATAGTGGTTTCATAAGTGCTTTTCTAGGATTACATCACCTAAAAGGAATAGACAAACCATTTTACAGTCTAACTCTTAGAATAGACCAATACAAAACAAAAGACACATTTCTATACACATCAACAGGAAGTAGAGACACAGAATACACAATTTCAAAGATGCATCAAGTATTAGATGCAGTTATCGAAGGTGTAAAGGAGGTGGTTAGATGAAATGTACACCAGAGGTCCTAAACTACTTAGCAAGTAAATATCCAAACATGACTGTAAAGCAACTTATAGAGTTAATGAACTCAAAATGTAACTGGAGATAAGGGGGGAATAACAAATGAAGAGTAAAAAACAAATCTATGAAGATGTAAAAGAGCTTGTTGAAGCTCAAGACAAGAAAAACTACTTAGCATACTACAAAATATTCTTAGACAACTCAGGAAGAACTGACATATCGACAGAAGAAAAAGAAGCTATTATCAATCAAGCATACAAAACTTATAAACGACAATCAGAAAAATTATACGACATCTTAGATCATGCATACCTAGATTTTATCGCATAACAAAATAAGCTATCTAGAGTACCAAATCTAGATAGCTATAAATCAAACACTATATGTAATATAAGATACTTAAATTATAACATAAAAGGGGGATAATATGAAGTTAAAATTACAATCTGAGGGAGTAAAAAACTCAGATATAAAGACACTAGAACAAAGATTATTCCTAGTTAGACTATATAGAAACACTAATGACCCAGAAGGTAGATTAGGATTTATAGAAGGAGCTGAATTTGCTCTAAGAAATAGAGAGTTTATGACATTAGATATATTCAAAGAACACTATAAAGACACATTAAAACAAATAGGAAATAGAAAACATGATAGTTATGAAAGCAGTTTATTATATGCTTTACGACTTAATATAGAAGAATTAGAGATAAATAAGGAAGGTGAATAACATGACTAAAGCAGTACAAGCAAATGATAATGCATTAGCATTAGCTAGTTTTACATTAGAAGGTGGACAAGTTTTAAATGCTGATACAGTTAGAAATTATTTAGTAAGAGGAAATGGGAATGTAACAGATCAAGAAGTTTTATTTTTCTTGGAGTTATGCAAATCAAGACATTTAAATCCATTGCAAAACGATGCTTATATAATTAAATTCGGAAGTCAACCAGCTAACATAATAGTTGGGAAAGATGTGTTTGTTAAAAGAGCAGACCAACATCCGCAATTCGAGGGAATGAGAGCAGGAATATTAGTAGAAAGAAATAACGAAATGATAGAAATAGAAGGAACTGCAAAACTAAAAAAAGACATAATAGTTGGTGGCTGGTGTGAAGTATATAGAAAAGATAGAAAGATGCCTATCAAGTCTACAGTAGCTTTTGAAGAATATTCAAAAGGACAAGCTACATGGAAACAGATGCCTGGAGTTATGATAAGAAAATGTGCTATGGTATCAGCCTTAAGGGAGGCATTTCCAACAGATTTTCAAGGTATGTATGATAGCGCAGAAATACAAAGTGTACCTGATAAATTACCTACTAAAGAAGTAGTAATAGGCAAAGCAACATCAGAACAAAAGAGAAAGTTATTAGCAATGGCAGAAGTAAAAGGATTATATAGTCACGAAGATGCTAAAGATACATCAAAGCTTGAATATTTCTGCAGCAGTAACGGATATGACCTAAAAGACTTAAAATTCGAAGAAGTGGACGAGCTATTACAACTACTAACAGACTATGAGCCAGTGCAAGATGTAGAGTACACAGAAGAACCTATAGAAGAAGATAGCGGACAAATAGAAGGACAGCAAGTAATGGATATGTAGCTAGGTTGGGGAGCAATCCCCTTCCTAGAAAAGTAATAAATAAGGAGGCTTAGTAATGAGCGACAATCAAAAATATTATTATCTAAAATTAGTAGATAATTTCTTTGACAGAGATGAAATGATAATACTTGAAAGTATGCCAGATGGTTATTTATATTCAAACATACTTTTAAAACTTTATCTTAGAAGTTTAAAAAATACAGGGAAATTAATGTTTAATGACAGAATACCATATAATTCAACAATGCTTGCTAATGTTACTAGGCATCCAGTAGCAGTAGTAGAAAAAGCAGTCGATATATTTAGACAATTAGGATTAGTAGAAATACTAGACAATGGAGCTATCTATATGCTAGATATTCAAGACTTTATAGGTAAAAGTTCTACAGAAGCAGATAGAAAAAGAAATTACAGAAGAAGAATTGATGAAGAAAAGAAACAGTTATCAGAAGGAAAAGGGCAAACAACAGGACAAATGTCCCAACAATCGTCCGAAAGTACAGGACAAATGTCCGACCAAATCTCCACCATAATTAGAGATAGAGATAGAGATAGAGATAGAGATAGAGATAGAGATAGAGATAGACCTACATATATAGAAGAGGATACAAATAATAAGTCGGTAGGTAAGTTTGCTAAACTCTATGAAAATAATATAGGAGTAATAAATGGAGTAACATCAGAATGGCTTATAGATATAAGTAAGGACATAGATTATTCACTTTTTAAAAGAGCAATAGAGATATGTACAGAGCGAAGTAAAACTAACTTAGGCTATTTAAAAGGGATAATCAACAACTGGACCAACAATAACATATACACAATGGAACAATTACAAGCATACAAATTGCAGCAAGAACAAAACAAACCTAGACAACAAGAATCAACAGAAAAACAAAATATGGACTTTTTAGACAGACTAGAAGAAAAATTTAAAGTATCAAATGGTAATGATGCAATAGATCCAAATTCAGAACGATATAAAAGAATGCTAGAACTAGAAAGAGAACTAGAAGGAGATGATTAGATGGATGCTGCTTTACTAAACAGAATAAAAGCTACTTTAGAAAAACATAGTCCAGAACAAATAAAATATGACTGCTCTCTATGTGAAGATAGAGGATATATTTTTAAAATACAAGATGGATATGAAGTAGCAGTACCATGTGAGTGTCTAGAAAAGAAACAAAGTGTCGAAAAAATGGAGCGTAGTGGGCTTACAGAAGCTTTCAAGCAAAGAACGTTTAAAACATTTATAGTTAACAACGAATGGCAATTAGAAGCGAAGGCAAAGGCTATGGACTATAGTAAAAATTTTAAAGAAACAAAAGCAAGCTTGATGCTTAGCGGTCAACCAGGCTCAGGTAAAACCCATATTGGTGTGGCAACTATGTTAAGACTAATAGAAAATAATACAGGATGTGTCTACAGAGAATATATATCAATGCTAACAGATTTAAAACAAACATCAATGGATGAAGAAGAATATATAAGAAGCTTAGAAAAGTACATAAATCCACCAGTATTGTTTTTAGACGATTTCCTAAAAGGTGAGCCTACAGTAGCTGATAGAAAGCATGTATATAAAATAATCAATACTAGATATCTAAAGAGTATGCCAATGATAATCAGTACAGAAAAGAGCGTAAAAGAGATTCTAAACTGGGATGAAGCTATTGGCAGTAGATTAATCGAGATGTGTCAAGGCAACGTTATAGAGTTTCCTAGAGGACTTGAAAATAATTATAGATTACGTGGAGTTATATAAGAGACTTACAAATAAATAGCCTAGGAGTTAAATCTTCTAGGCGAAAGGGGGTTAATTATGGCACCAAGACTATCAGATATAGAAAAGAGAAAGATAAAAAGATTACATAACGAAGGATTAAGCATTTTGAATATTTCATACGAACTAAATAGAGATAAAAGCACTATAAGAAAATACATAAAGGATATGGGACTTACTAGACAGCCAAAAGTAGTAGATTTGACAGGTAAAATATATGGGAAATTAGTTGTATTAGAACTAGATCATGTAGAAAAAAGCAGAAGATACTGGAAATGTCAATGTGAATGTGGAAATACAACAGTGGTAAGAGAAAGTAATCTACAACATAGAATAACAAAAAGTTGTGGCTGCCTAAAGAAAGAAACAAAAAAACATGACGAGGTGACAGTTCAAAAAATAAAACCAAGACATAACAACGGTGGTGTATTTTTCTTACAAGCTGGAGAAATAAAGTTAAAAGGCAATTACGAAAGCGAGAAAAAATGCAGCAAAGTAAAAGAATACAAATTAAGTCCTGAGGAGTTGCAAGTCTATTTGAAATCACTAGAAACAAAAAAAGTAAAGAGAAGGGGTGAATAGTAATGGAAAAAAATATAATCGAAGTGAAAAATATAAAAACTGGAGAAGTATTAGAATTTACAGGCCAAAATGCAGTAGCGAAGTATCTTACAGGTGTGTATGGCAAAAAAATATACGCTGGAGCTGTAGCATCAGCTATAAGACAAGAAAAACCTTATAAAAATACATGGGAAATAAATTTCATTAAAAACGCTAATAAAAAAATATGTGAGTATTGTGGCAAAGAATATACAAGCAATAGAGCAAATCAAAGATTTTGTAGTAATACTTGTAGAGAAGAATATCGTGCAGAAGAAAAAAGAGGACCAGCGATAAACAGTGAGGCGAAAATAACAAAAGACAAAGAAATATTAGTACATAAATTAGTAACAATGTTAGCACCGTACAGAACAGCAAAATAGGGGGCAATATGGACAGATATACACTAGATAGAAATTCAGAAGGCTACGCAGATGACACAGCATATAAAGCTATAAGAAATGCAGATAGAGATTTAGAAACTAAAGCAACGGGAGGACTAAAAATGAAAGGTGAAGATTTAGAACAAGCAACTCTAATTCAATGGTGCAATTTACAATCTTGCAAATACTCAGAATTAAAATTAATATTCGCTATTCCTAATGGGGGATATAGAAATAAAGCAGAGGCTAGAAAATTAAAAGCTACAGGGACAAAATCAGGAGTGCCAGATTTATTTTTACCAGTTCCTAGAAGCCCAAAACACGGTCTATTTATAGAGATGAAAGTTGGGCGTAATAAATGTACCGACAATCAAAAGAAATGGATTAGAAACCTATTAGAGCAAGGTTATGAGGTTAAAGTGTGCTACTCGTGTGAAGAAGCTATACAAGTTATAAAAAAATATCTAAATATATAGGGAGGATGATTTTATGCCACGCAACACCTTGGGTGACCTAAACAATCATTTATTTGCTCAACTGGAGCGCTTAAATGAAGAAGATTTAGCAGGAGAAGAATTAGAAAAAGAGATAGCAAGAAGTAAAGCGATAGTAGGTATCTCTAATCAAATTATCAATAATGCCAATGTTGTATTAAAAGCAAAAACAGTAGAATTAGAGTACGGAAGTAATAAAGATGAAATGCCAAAAATGCTTGAAGGTGGTGAGTAAGATAAATAAAACTCGCCATATATGGACCAAAGAAGAAAAAGAATATCTTGGAGAAATAACTTCAGGAAAACATCGCAAGGAAATACTTGATTTAATGAACGAAAAGTTTGAGTATAATTTTAATTTAGCTCAAATAGAAAATGCAATTAAAAGATTTGGCTATAATACAGGATTTAACGGCCAATTTAAAAAAGGACATAAAACCTGGAATAAAGGCACAAAAGGGCTTACAGGAATAAATAAAACTTCTTTTAAAAAAGGGCATAAACCTTGGAATAAAAAAGAAGTGGGCAGTGAAAGAACTGACGTTAAAGGATATATTCTAATAAAAGTAAAAGAACCTAATGTGTGGAAATTAAAGCATAGGATTCTATATGAAAAATATCATAATGTCAAATTAACACAAGATGATGTAGTTATATTTGCTGATCAAAACAAATTGAACTTAGAAAAAGATAATTTAATATTAATTAATAAAAGTCAATTACTAAGAATGAACCATGAAAAATTAATTTTTCATGATAAAGAATTGACGAAAACAGGTGTAAATATAGCTAAATTGATAATAAAAATTAACGAAAAGAGAAAATAAAAATGGAATTTGAATGTGAAAATCTTACAACTTTAGGCTGCGAGAGAATGGATTCGGTAAAAGAGTTAATGCTGCTGGAACAAATAGAAAGCAACGAAGAACTTGATTTAAATAGAATTTGTAAAAATCAATGCTGCAAAGATTGTGATAGAACGAAAAATTGTAGTTATACATGCGGTCGAATTTATTGGAAGGATCCAGCAGAAGAATTTGAAAAAGAAGAAATAAAACAAGTTGATTATGAACAACTTACATTCTTTTAGGAGGTGATAGATTGATATTAGCAAGATACAAAGAATTAGTCGAAATGGCTAAGAAATACATAGAAAAGGGATATAGCACATTAGAAGCAATTAAATTAGCTGAAAAGGAATTGGAGGAAGATTATGAGAGAAATTAAATTCAGAGGGTATGACAGTTTCAATCAAAAATGGGTTTATGGTTATGGATTACATCAATCAATTTTTATAGATGGTTCATCTAATGCATACGTAACAGCTGGTATTAGAAAAGTATTTATTGTAGATAAGGAAAGCGCTGGACAATATACAGGTTATAAAGATGCTAACGGCAAAGAAATATATGAGGGAGATATAATAAGATTAGAAGGAGTAGACGATAGAGAAATAGGTTCAACGTGGGAACATATAGGAAAAATAGTATATAAACGAGGAGCATTCTTTGTTTGCTATTTTGATTATTATGCAGATGGAGATGAAGAATTGATATGTGATGCCCAAGTTGAATTTGGTACAGTTATAGGAAATATATACGAGAATAAAAACTTATTGGAGGAAGAATAATGGAAGAAGTAAAGCAAGCATTACTAACAATAAAAAAAGAATGTACTAAACAAGATGACTGCGAAGGTTGCTCAATATCTAAGGTATTAGGATATAGTTGCCAAGAGGTAGCTATTCCAGAAGATTGGGAAATAGAAGAATATGAATAGAGCAATAGCAGATGCAATAATCATAGTGGTTATTGGTGCATGGATAGTGAGTAAATTATATATCTAATAAATACAAATAATTGACATAAAAAAAGGAATGCTTTCACATTCCGACAAATTCCTTAATAATATTATAACAGGAGTGTGGGAGCATGGCAACATTAAACGTAAGTGAACAAGCAAAAGAATTAGCTAAGGAAGTAGTATTTGAAATAAAAAAACAACAAAAAGATAAAAGATTACACAATACTAAACTATTAATGAAAAACTACGACAAACTAAAAAATCATATAGAAAAAGTTAATAGCGATGGTTTCAAAGGATATTTTGGAGAAGAATTACAAGATGCGCTAGAAGAAAATGATATATTCCTTAACAGTGTACTTAGAACAAAAGCAAGAACAGCACAAATGGTTTCTTGTATAGATATATCATTAGAAATATTAGCTGATGAATACGAAGAAAATGGAACTTATTACATATACGATGCTTTTCATATGTATTACATAGAAAAAATTACATTTGAAGAAATAGCCGAAAGACTTAATACAGGCAAAAACACTCCAGCAAGATGGGCAAAAGAGGTATTAAATAAATTAAATATCTTATTGTGGGGAGTTGAAGCGTTGGGGATTTAATAGGGAATATGTGGGGTTTTCATAGGGGATTACCGATAATATAATGATAGTATAGAGAAACTCTAATAAAAAGGTTGTTTTCTTTACGAACTCTTATTAAGTTGTCAGATAGCTTGGTAACCTATTTGACAAACATTATAGTTGTTCTTTAACGTACAGTTTTTTCTTGGCACAGACTTGTGTCCTCCTTAAGTATTAAGAATATACAAATTAACAACTTGGTTATGACAGAAAATGGCTGGGGGTAAAACCTCAGCAATGTGCAAGTAATGGAAATCGCCCCCAACGATGTAGGTTCGAATCCTACAACTTGCTAATTGTAATTACTATCATACAACAACAGAAACATATTTTAATTTTATTTAACTCATACCCTGATTTATTAGTTTAAAGTAAAGAGAGCCCATGAAGGGCTCTTTTGTTGTGCAAAGAAAGAGTTGATCTAAATGAGTAGAAAAATATTTCAAAGAAAAGAGTATTCAATTTATAGATGTAGTGACGGATTTGTTGTACATAATACAAACAAGAAATTTGAAAACGGACATACACATGTAAATAATTTTTATAAAGCTAAGATACTGGTTATTATGGCTATAAAAAGAGAGATAGACGATAAGCTAAGTAAAAGAGATATAGAAAGTCTTATTAGATTAACGAATGATAATAGATATAGAAATAAATTATTAGAATTAGAAAGGAGTGGTATTAAGTGAAACTAAAATATAACGAAAATGGTAAAGTATCTGAAATACATTGGACTAAAGAAGAATTTAATATAGTGCTTGATGCATTAGCAATTATGATAACAGAAGAAAAAATAGAATTGCATAGAATAAAAGCAGCTACTTTATTATTGAAACATTACCTTCCTGGATGGAGAAATTTATTAAAAGATGATTTATTAGTTAAAGATAGAAATGACCCAAGAGTAAGAGAATGGAAGAAAGCTGTTTTTAAAAGAGATGAGTATAAATGTGTAAAATGCGGAGAGATAGAAAATTTACAAGCACATCATATCATACATTGGGCAGATTATTATAAAGGTAGAGTTGATATAAATAATGGTATAACACTATGCAGCAGATGCCATGCTAAAGAGCATGAAGGAGAGCAGTGCGAAAAGTTAATTATGTCCAGAATAGAATGACAAGGAGGTGGCATTGTGGGATTAACTATAAAACAAAAAGCTTTTGCAGAATATTATATTAAGTTAGGCAATGCTACTGAATCATATATTAAAGCTGGGTATAAAGCAAGTAAAAGAGAGGTAGCAGAAGCTAATGCAAGAAAGTTACTCGGAAAAGACTCGGTAAAAAAATATATAAAAGAAAAAATGGAGGAGATAAGCAATAATAGAATTGCAGATGCAACGGAAATTTTAGAATATTTAACAAAAGGTATGCGACAGGAATTAGAAGAAGAAGTTGTAGTTATGGTGAATAAAGGCGAGTTTACAAGTGAGCCTCAAATGGTTAAGAAAAAAATATCTATAAAAGATTCTAATAAATGTGCTGAACTTCTAGGTAAAAGATATGGCTTATATACTGAAAAAATAGAAGCTGATGTTAATCAAGTTATATTTGTTGGAGAGGATAACCTTGAAGATTGATATTTCTAAGAAGATAGGCAAAGGATATAAAACATTTTGGAACTTCAAAGGAAGATATAGGATTGTAAAAGGTGGCAGAGCTAGTAAAAAATCTACTACAAATGCACAATGGATAATATACAAAATGATGCAATATCCATTAGCTAACACTTTGGTAATAAGAAGAGTATTTAATACTCATAAGGATTCAACTTGGACCCAATTAAAGTGGGCAACTAATAATTTAGGAGTATCACATTTATGGAAATTTAGTAAATCACCATTAGAAGCTACTTATTTACCTACAGGACAGAAAATCTTATTTAGAGGATTAGATGATCCAATGTCTATAACATCTATAACAGTAGAAATTGGATATTTATGTTGGTGCTGGTTTGAAGAAGCATTCCAGATAATGGACGAAGATTCTTTTAATAAAGTTGATATGTCTATAAGAGGTGAATTACCTCCAGGATATTTTAAACAAATAACTCTAACATTTAACCCTTGGAGTGAAAAACACTGGTTAAAGAAAAGATTTTTTGATGTGAAAGATGAAGATATATTAGCTTTAACAACAAATTACAAATGTAATGAGTTCTTAGGTGAAGATGACAGAAGAATATTCGCTAAAATGAAAAAGAATAATCCTAGAAGATACAACATAGAAGGCTTAGGAGATTGGGGAATAGCTGAAGGCCTTGTATATGAAAACTTTGAAGAATTAGAGTTCGATTATAAAGAAATAAGCAAGCAAGAAGGTGTTAATGCATATTTCGGACTTGACTTTGGTTATACAAATGACCCAACAGCTTTTATATGTATCTTAGTTAACCAAGAACAGAATTTATTATATATATTTGATGAACATTATCAAAAGGCTATGAGCAACTCAGATATAGCTTCTATGATTAAATATAAAGGATATGCAAAAGAAACTATTATAGCCGATAGCTCAGAACCTAAAAGTATTGATGATATAAAGAAAAAAGGCATAAGAAGGATAAAAGCAGCATTAAAAGGAAAAGATTCTATTTTAAATGGCATAGCGAACATACAAGACTATAAGATATATGTACATCCTAAATGTGAAAATACATTGATAGAGTTAAATAACTACGTTTGGGATAATAAAGATGGAGTTGTATTAAATAAACCAATAGATGACTATAACCATTTAATGGATGCACTAAGGTATGCTATGGAAAGTACAAAGATGAAAAATAGAATTAAATCAGAAAAACTTGATTTAGGAATATAGGAGGTGAGAAATTGATATTAATACCAGGATTTGAAGAAGTAAAAAGACCTATATTTATTACGGATAAAGAAAGACTGGAGCTTGATAATGTGCAAAATATATTAAATGAGCACCAGTGGTTTAAATCTGAAAAATATTATAGAAACTTGAAATATTATGAAGGTTATCACGAAATTTTAAATAGGACAATGGAAGATCCTAAAAAACCTAACAATAAAATAGTTGTAAACCTTCCTAGCTTCACAACAGATATAAGAACTGGTTATTTTAGTGGAGAGCCTCTTACTTTTTCTAGTGAAGATGATAATGTAACAGAAACAATAAATAATATCCTTGATTACAATGATTTTCAAGATGTAAACACAGAGCTTGACCGATTAACTAGTATATACGGCCATGCTTTTTTAATTTTATACATGGATAAAGAAGCTAATGTTAGATTTGCTACAGAAACTCCTGATAATATGATTATCGTTTATGATAATAGCTTAGAAAAGAATATTGTAGGAGCTGTAAGATATTATTACTATACTGATATATCTGATAATGAGCAAAAGGTTTATATGACGGTCTACAACAAAGATATGATTGAATATTATAACGGCAAAGTAGGAGCACCAGAGTTAGTAGATATAGAAGAAAACTACTTTGATGGCATTCCTGTTATTGAATTTATGGAGAATGAAAACCGAAAAGGCTGTTATGAAGATGCAATAAGTATAGTAGATGCAATAGAATCTGTTATTAGTAGTTCAGTTAATGAGATAGAGTATTTTGATAATGCTTATTTGTTGTTAAAAAATCTAGCTGGAACAACTAAAGAAGATATTAAAGATATGAAAGAAAATCGAGTTATGTTAGTTGAAGATGACGGCGATGCTGAGTTTATTACAAAAACAGTAGATGATGATTATACTCAAAACTTGCTTAATAGATTAGTTAATGACTATCACAAAGTCACTAAAACACCTAACCTAACAGATGAAAAGTTTGCTGGCAATGTTAGTGGAGTATCACTTAAATTTAAGTTATTCGCACTTGAAAAAGATATGGCCAAGAAAGAGAGCAAATGGAAAAAGTCAATCCAAAGAATGCTAGAGCTTATATGCACTGTTTTAAACATAAAAGGAACAAGCATTGATTACAGAACTATCAAGATAACATTTACTAGAGCATTACCAACTAATACATTAGAACAGGCTCAAATGGTTTCTCAGTTATCTGGAATAGTTTCAAGAGAAACATTATTAGCTCAGTTAGATTTTATTGAAAATCCTAAGCAAGAAATAGAATTGATAGATAAAGAGCAAGAGGAACAAATGAAAAAGTTTGATATGTATGCTGATAGTAATGTAGTTGATGATCCAAAAGAGGGAGATAAATCTCAATGGGCAGAAGAGCAAAGTATTACTTAGGAATGAAAAATCGTGATTACTGGCATCAAAGAATGTTAGATAGAGACAAGAAAAGTAAGTTATCTGAGGATAAGGCAGTAAAGAAATTGGCTGATGCTTATCACGATTCTTATATGCAAATATCAAAGGAGTTAGATAGCTTCTATAATAAATATGCAATAGAAAACAACTTAACTTATGCAGAATCAAATAAGCTATTAACTCCAGTAGAAATGCGAGAGTATGGATATAAAGTCCAAGAATTAAAACAGTTATATCAAGCTACTAAAAGTGAAGAAGTGTTAGCACAATGGAAAATAATGAGTGCTAGAGGCAAAGTAACAAGGCTACAAAGTTTACTTGATGGAATAGATATAGAGCTTATAAAAAATACACATAATGTACAAATGAATATGACAGAGCATCTAACAGGAATGTATAAAAGGTCATACAAAGAAGCTTTAGCTGATGCAGGAGTAACAAACAAAGTATTACCTAAAAGAGCTATAAAAGATGCAATAAGTTATCCTTGGAGTGGTAGACAGTTTAGTAGCCGTATATGGAGCAATAAGACAGCTACAATGAATAACATAAAGGAAACACTAACAAAAGGATTAATACAAGGAAAATCAGTACAGAAAATGGGACAGGAGCTAAGGAAATTAGAAGGTGTTAGTAAGTATCAAGCTGAAAGGCTTATACGAACTGAGACCAATTTTTTTATGACCAAAGGCCATGTTGATGGATATAAAGACAATGGAGTAAAGGCCTTAGAGATATGTGTTGCATTTGATGAAAGAACATGTGCTGACTGTGAAAGCATGGATAGGGAGGTGGTTAAAATCGAAGAAATAAGTTATGGTAGTAATGTTCCACCATTTCATTGTTTCTGTCGAACCTAATATTTCGCTGTACAGTTATTCCAGTTATAGAGTATAAGGAAGGAATTAATGACTAGATGCAAAAGCTTATGCTGATATGATAAAAAAGTTTACTAATGTTGAATAGGAGGTAACTATGTCAAAAGGTTTAAAAATGAATTTACAGTTAATGGCTGATGCTGGAGGTGGAACACCAAGTCAAACAGATGGTGGAACAAATAACACTGATGCTGGAGCTGGTGAAGGCTCTAATACAGGAGCAACAGAAAATAATACACCTTCATTTGACGATGTATTAGGCCAAAATAAAGATTATAAAGCTGAGTTTGATAAAAGATTAAAACAAGCTTTACAAACTGCTCAAACTGAGTGGGAAACACAACAACAAGAAAAAATAACAGAAGCTGAAAAGCTTAAAAAAATGAATGCTGATGAAAAAGCTAAATACGAGCAAGATAAAAGGTCAAAAGATCTAGACAAAAGGGAAAAAGACATAACTACTAGAGAGTTAAAAGCTCAAGCTTATGAAACATTAGCAGAAAAGAATTTACCAAAAGAGTTAATTGATGCTCTTAACTTTTCAGATGCAGAAACTTGCAATGCTTCTATTGAAGCAGTTGAAAAAGCCTTCCAAAATGCCGTTAAAAAGGCAGTTGATGATAGATTAAGAAGTAAACCACCAGTAAAACCAGCTGAACAAACTAATGGAGATGTATTTGGGTTTAACTTCACAGGTGTAAGACCTAGAAAATAATAGAAAGGATGATGTAAATGACAGTAAATTATGCAGAAGCTTATAGCAGAGAGCTTGCAAATGCTTATCCATATGTCTTATACTCAGGAGCATTATGGAGCAACGAAAATACAAGAAAATACAAAATAGTAGATGCAAAGACTATAAAAATACCACTTTTATCTACTGGAGGTAGAGTTGACGGAGATAGAACTAAAATAGGTGATTTCTCTCAAAACTTCTCAAATGAATGGGAAACTAAAACACTTACTAACCATAGAATTTGGCAAACATTAGTACATCCACAAGATGTAAATCAAACTAATATGGTAGCATCTATAAGCAACATTACAAAAGTAATGAATGAAACTAAAAAGTTTCCTGAGCTAGATGCAATGATGTTCTCTACTATATATAGTTTAAGAAATGCACAAAAAGCAATAACTGCTGAAACTGCTGATTTAACAGCAAATACAGTATTGACTAAATTTGATGCTATGATGGATGCTATGGATGAAGCATTAGTGCCAGTAAGTGGAAGGGTTTTATATTGCGATACATATACAAAAACTTTAATTGACAATGCTATAGCTATAGTTAGAAACAACGGAGATAAAAAACTAGCTAGAAATGTATCAAGAATAGAAGAAGTTGATATAGTTTCTGTACCAACAGCTCTTTTTAAAACAGAATATACATTTAATAATGGTAAAACATCTGGACAAACTGATGGAGGATTTGTAGCTAAATCAACTGCTAAAGATATAGCAATGATATTATTGCATCCAAGTGCTATATTACCTATAGTTTCTTATTCATTCGCACAACTTCAACCACCAAGTGCATTATCACAAGGTAAATATGTATACTTTGAAGAATCATTCGAAGATGTATTTATCTTAAACAAAAGAGTTGATGCGATACAAATATGCGTTAAAAAATCAGCTGCTTAATAGGTAATTTAAATGGATATTTCTAAGATAAAAATAAAATTAGGTTTGCAAGCCGATGATTCACAAGATGAATTGTTGGCTATTTTATTGTCAGATGCTATAAATTACATGAGTGTGTATATAGAAAGCCCTACAATACCCACTGAGCTTGAATTTATAGCTGAGGAAGTAGCCATAAAAAGATACAGAAGATTAGGAAGTGAAGGGATATCTACGGAAAAAATAGATGTCCTTTCGACTTCTTACAAGTCTGATGATTTTTATGAGTATAAACCACTGCTAAAACAATATAAGGCAAACAATACAAGAATAAAGAAGCTAAGGATGTTATAAATGGATTATAGAGATAGTGCAGTTATATATAAAAAAGAATTAATTGAAGATGGTTTAGGTGGCTATACTACAAAAGATGTAGGAATTAAATCTATTAAATGTAAGGTAGCACCTTTTACTATTAGTGAAATTGATTCGGCTGGAAGGTTAGCGACTTATTCTAAAAATAAATTGTTTACACAAGAAAAGCTGGATAAATTACTGGATCTTGATGAAGATTTTTATGTTTTATATGGAAATAAACATTATAAAAAAGAATCAGTTGCTGACTATAATAAATGCTACATGATTGTTATGGAGCGTGATGATTAATGGAAATTAAAATAACCTCAGATGCTGAAAAATTACTAAGAAAATTCAATAACACTGATACAGTTGAAAAAGATGTAAGTAAATTAGTAAAAGATACCTTGTATAATATCGAAAAGGATGCAAAAAGAGACTGCCCTGTAGATACAGGGCGATTACGTGGATCTATAACTACTAATATAATTTCTACTTATAGTGGTGAAGTAGGAACTAACGTTGAATATGCTGATTATGTAAACAGCGGAACTAGATATCAAGAAGCACAGCCTTATTTTGATTCAGCAGTTGAAAAGAATGAGGAAAAATTCGATGATGCACTTGATGAAATTATAGAAAGGTTATTAGAATAATGATTTCTATAGAATTACAAGAAAAGTTATATGCATTATTAAGTACATTGTCTTATCCTGTGTATGATGATGTACCTAAGAATGCTAAATGCCCTTATATTAAGCTTGGAGTAAATAGAGGTGGTGATAATTCAACTAAGATAAATTTAGCTTACAAGGATTATCAATACATAGATGTTTTTTCAGAATACAGAGGTAAAAAAGAAGTAATGCAAATTATGAAACAGGTTAATGACTTGCTTCAAAACAAAACAATTACACTTGAAAATATGCAAGCTTTCTTGTATTTAAGTTCAAGTGAAATATTAGAGCAAAAAGATGCCGAGGGTAAATATTACCACGGCATTTTGATTTATAGAATAGAAACTCAAATGAAAGGAGTGATAGTATGAAACTAGACAACTTACAATTATTAGCTGGTGAAGGCGATACTGGAGAAGTTATAAGAGGTTTAGATATAATTGTATCTGCTGGTGGTAAGGCTATAGGTGGCCAAAAGAACTGTAAATTATCCATTAAAGCTGATTCCATAGATACATCTACAAAAACATCAGGAGATTGGAAAAGAAAAATATCTGGAGCTAAAGAATGGTCAGCTACTTGCGATGGATTTTATTATACTGGAGATGAAGGCTACGATGCTGCAGTTGATGCGGTATTAAGTTCTACTGCAGTTGATGTAGTGCTAGCTAATAAAACAAATACAGTAGGATTTAAGGGTAAAGCTTATATAGTAGGCTTGGATTTAGATGCACCTTATGATGATGCCCTTACATATGATTTAAGTTTCGATGGAAACGGCAAATTAGAAAAAGCTAGTGCTATTTAGGAGGAATATATGATATTAAATATAAATGGAAGAGACTATGAATTAAAATACACAATGAATACACTTGATAAAATGTACCTTAATGGCTTAAATGTATTTGAGGACTTGAATGTACTTACAAAATCTCCACACCATGTAATAAAATCATTTCGTTATGGATTATTAGAACAAAATAACAAAATAACAGATGGTATGGCTGGAAAATTAATAAATGCTTATATAGCAGAAGGCAACTCAATAGCAGATGTAATGAATATAATAACCACAGCTGTGGTGGAAGATTTAGGAATTGACACAGATGATGCAATAGAAAACAATGAAGAAAATAATACAGAAGAAAGTGAAGAGGGAAAGTAGAACTCAAAGAGCTAATTGAGAATCTATATAAAAAGTTAGTAGGTGGTATGAAAATGCCACCTTCTTCTTTTTGGCATCTAACTATATATGAAGCTAATTTAGCACTAGAAGGCTATAAAAAAGAACAACAAGAGCAATATAACTTAAGTCTATGTTGCTTACAAAATGCTTTAGGAATGGCATTTGGAGGGGATAAATTCAAGCCTATCAATCCTTTTGAGAGTGCTAAGAGTAAAAAAGAAGCTCATAAAGTAAGTAAAAAACAAAGAGAAGAAAACTTGGCATATATAAATAATTTATTTGAAAAATTTGGAGGTGGTGAAAATAGCAACTAAAGTTTTAAATGTAAAGATTAATGCTGATATAGCTTCCTTCAAAACAAAAATGCAAGATGCTAGAAAATCAATTCAGGATATGTCAGAAAGCATTAAAAAGGCGACTGGCAATAGTAAATTGAGTGATGCATTAGGAGCTTCTGACTTTGGCAAAAAGCTAGAAGAAGTTAAAACTAAAGCATCTAATTTAGGACAAGTATTTAAAGCATTACCTGGACCAGCAAAAGCCCTTGTAGTTGTGGCTGCTTTAACTGTTGCTACTAAAAAGTTATATGATGCTGGAAAACAGAGGTTTTTTGAAGGGCTTAACAACATAAAAGATACAGTCTCCCCTGTGTTTCAAGGTATGCTCACCTCGATAAATGCAGTCAAAGATGCTTTTAGTGAGTTAACAGGATTTGATTTTAATCTTTCAAGTCTTATAACAACTGGAGCAAACTTTGAATCACAAATGAAAACAGTTGCTACAATAGCTGGAAGTGTAGGAACTGAATTTGACCAGCTAGTTGCAAAAGCTAGAGAATTAGGAGCTGCTACTACATTTAGCGCTAGTCAAGTGGGCCAAGCAATGCAATATATGGCTAAACATACATGGTCGGCTATAAAGAAATTTATAGTAAAAAATAGTGGGTTAAAATTGGAAAGCTAAGTCAAAAGATATGCTAATCAATTACCAATCTATATAGGGATATATAGAAGGTTTAGAGACTAGATAAAGTAAACTAGAACAGTTGAAATATCCACGAAATCCACTACCTTAACAAGTGAAGTTGAAGGTAAAGAAATAGTCCAACTCTTAGGGAAACCTAAGTTCTAGGATAAAGAGCCTAGACAATGAAGTTTAGATGGCTGGTTGGTCAACTCAAGAAATGCTTGACGGAGTACAATCAACATTAAATTTAGCAAAAATAGGGGCTACAGATTTAGGAACAGCCTCAGATATTTTGACTAAAATATTGGTCGGTTTAGTAGAAATACTATTCAAAAAATATTCGGTGAATTGCTGGAAGGCTAAGTTAATATTTGTAATTTATGGTATAATAAATATAGGGATAGTTAAGGAAGTCGCGAGCCTTAGCGATAAGAAAGTTATCCGAGCTTTCTTCCCTATTTAATAAAAATTTAATAATCGGATAAATTGAAAATACTGTCGGAGGTGTTTTTGTTATGTCTAAAAAATTAACTTATGAAGAAGTTAAAAAATTTATAGAAATTGATAGTGGAAGTGGTTGTAAATTATTATCTAGAGAATATAATGGAAACCAAGAAAAACTAAGTGTTCAATGTAGATGTGGCGAAGTTTTTCAAGTTAGGTATTCTGATTTTATGAGAAAAGATAAAAGACAAAAAAGACAGTGTGGATATTGTTCAAAAATAAAAACAAAAGAAAAAATATGCCCTATATGTAAAACAAAATTTAAACCACGTAAAAGTTCGCAAAAGTATTGTAGTTCAGAATGTAGAGTAAAATCGATGACAAATAGAATAACTATAAAATGTAGTTATTGTGGAAAAGAAATCAGTGTAACAAAAAGTACTTACGAAAGAAGTAAACATCACTATTGTTCTCAGGAGTGCAAATATGAACATCAAAAACAAACTGGTAAGGGTGAAAATAATCCTAACTATAAAAATGCAACTGTAAAGGTTAGATGTTCTTATTGTTCTAAAGAATTCACTATCCTAAAATGTAAAATAAAAAATAATAAAAATGTATATTGTTCACAAGAATGTAAATCAAACCACCAAAAGGAAATATTAAAGGGTGAAAATAATCCTAACTATGGCAAAGGAGAAAAAATAAGAGGAAGTAAAAATAAAATGTGGAATCCGGGAAAAACTCAAGAAGAAAGAGAAAAAGGAAGAATCATAGAAGGATATAAAAAATGGGTTTATGGTGTTTATAAAAGGGATAATTATACTTGCCAATATTGTGGTAAAAGAGGTGGAGACTTAGTTGCACACCATCTTAATAGTTACAACTGGGACAAGGAGCATAGAACTGATATAAACAATGGAGTTACACTTTGCAAGCAATGTCATAGATATTTCCATATTAAATACGGAATGGGAGACAATACAAAAGAACAATATATTGAATTTATAAATAATAAAAAAGAAAACACTCTTTAAAGGGTGTTTTTTTAATACCATAAATTAATATTAATATGCTAATCAGCAACCAAGCCATGGAAAGCCGTAAAAGTACATGGAAGGTTCAGAGACTAGGAGAATGAATAGGCAAATAATAATTTCTCCCACGAGCGCCGAACACCTTACTATTAAGTTAAAGGTGATGATATAGTCCCATCCTCTTATGAAAGTAAGAGTTCTAGGATAAAGAGCCTAGATATAAGATAATGGATGATTTAACTGCACTTGGCATGCAAGCAAATCAAGCTGGCGACTTTGCAGATAAATTAGCTGCAACTATTACTAGAAGTAATACCGATGTTGTTTTATTCGGTGAATCTATGAAACAAACAGGTGCTATCGCTGGAGCATTAGGTGCTTCTATGACAGATTTATCAACTGCTATTGGACTTCAAGCTAATGCAGGTATAAAAGGTTCGAAGGCAGGCATGTCATTAAAAAATATGTTATCGAATATGTCACACCCGACAGATCAACAAACTGCTGCGCTTGAAAAGTTAGGATTAACAGCAGACAAAACAGGAAGTTATCTAAAAACAACAGCTGACGGATGTACAGATTTAGAAGCTACAGTAAAAGCATTAAGAGAAGGCACAGAAAATATGACAAGAAGTCAAAAAGCAGCTTTGATAGCTACTGTTGCTGGTAAAAATGCTTTACCAGGAGTTATGTCACTTGTTAATGCATCAGCAGAAGAATACAACAAGCTATCAGAAGCGATAGACAATTCAACTTCTACAGTATCAATGTTTAATGAAAATATGAACATCTTAGGTTTAAAAGGCGAAGATGCTACAAAGAGAATAGAAGTAATGAAAGATGTATTTTCTAATACTGAAACATCAGCAACAGCATTAGGATTGTCTAGTAAAGACTTAGGATATGCAATATCTTTACTTGGTGATGATTGTAAAGTTAGTTCTCAATCTGTAGAAGATTTACTCGATGTAGTAGAATCTATGGATAATGCTAGTGGTAAAGTTGATAAATTCTGGAGAAGTGTAGGAAATGCTAAAAACATAGAAATAGACGGAAAAGCAATAAATCAACTTATAGATTATAACGGAACTTTAAGTGCTGTAGATAATTCTATAGTTGGACTTAGTGATCATACAGTAGAATATGCTAAAGCTCATAATGAAAACTATAAAAACACAAAAGAATATGTTAAATCACTTGTAAAAGAAGGAATGACAATAGACGATGCTAACAGTAAGCTTTCTAAATATGGAATAGAAGCTGAAAAAATATCATTATCTACATTGTCAATGTCTCAAAAGACAGATTACCTACGACAAGCCTTTAAAGGTATGTCAGACGAACAAATAAAAGCTAAATTGCAAACTATAGGACTTGGAGATAGCTTTGATGAAGTTAACGAAATAGTTGATATGTCAGATGAAAAATATGCAACTTACAAGAAGAATCTTAAAGAAATTGAAGGATTATCAACTAGATTAGCTGACAGCATTGATGAAACAACAAAATCAACATTCTTAGCATTATCAAGTGCGATAGAAGATAGTTTAATCGGTGCATTTGAAAAAATGAAACCAGCGCTTATAAACGGCTCTCAAGCGCTTACAGACTTTTTCTCGACTTGGAGAAACGGAGATAAAAACACTTATACTTTTGATGGATTTGAAAAAGGATTGGCTGACTTAGAAACAAAAGTATCTAATGCAGCTAAAAATATACCTAATTTAATATCAAATGCAATAAGTGGTGCTAATAGATTTATAAGTGGTGGCTCTTTAGATAGTTTATTAAGTATGGGTAGTAGCATGGTTAAAAATATAGCTCAAGGCATAATAAACAATAAAGAAGGTTTATCGACTGCAATAAGTAGTTTGATATCAAAAGTTTGTAGCTGGATTCAAGAAAATGGACCAATGATTCAACAAGCTGGCAAAGTTATCTTAGAAGCTATAGGAAACGGAATAAGAAATAATAGAGATCAAATAAATTCAGCATGCGGTATTATCTATGATGCAATGAACGATTGGTCGGCTGCAAATGCAGAAAATATGGGTATGCTTGGTGGTTCAGTAGCAGATAAATTTATATGGGGATTCTTAAAAGGCTTTACAATGGATAAATTTGCTGGTATAAAAGGATTTTTTACTGGATTATTTAACAGTGACGGACAAGATGCTTATCAACAATGGGGTATTTCTAGTGGGCAAAATTACACCAATGGTATAAACTCAGGACTTGAACAAAGTAAATCTACAACAAATGCTACTGCAACAGAAATAGGCGATGGCATTTCCCAAAATATAATGAATAAGCTAGAAACTATGAATACTAGTCAACTAAAAGAGTTAGAAAAAGAATTAAAATCCTTACAAACAACAACTCAAAATGTAGCTAATGGTATAGGTTCAAGCTTTGGAAAAATTAGAAATACAGTTAGAGAAAATTTAGTGGGTAGTGTTAACATAGGTAGAAATCAATTTGTCAACCTAGCTAATATTATAAAAAATCAATCTCAAAATGCTAGAAATAGCGCAACAAAGAGCTTTATATCACTTAGAAAAGTTATAAATACACAAATAACACAAGCTAGAACTGCTGTAACAAGTAAGATGATATCTATTGCTAATGTTGTAAGAACACAGTCACAAAATGCACGTAACAATGCTACAAGAAGCTTTATATCTTTGCGCAAGGTTATACAAACTCAAATGTCACAAGCTTATAGTTCTGTAAATAGTTATATGTCTAAAATAGCATCTGCTACAAATAGAACACTTAACACTAAAGTTAATGTTACTAGAACTGTTAATACTGTAAATCAGAGTGCTAGAACAGCTAATTTAAAAGCTGTAAACACAATGGCATATTCAAACTTAGCATATAGTGCTATAAGAGCTACAAATAATGCTGCTACTGCTAGTTTAGCTAGTACATCAACTTCAAGCTTTTCTAGTTCAAGTGGTGTATCTAGTTCTTCTAATAGCACAGCAAAAGCTACTACAAGAGATATGAGGATAGTAATGCCAGTATATCTTGATAGCAAGGTCATAGGTGAATCTACTGCAGATATAGTAGATGATAAAATAAAAGTAAAAGCAAGAAGAGAAAACAGGAAGAGAGGTAGATAAATGTATAAATTCGGTGACATAGTATTAGACGATTTAGAAGGCTTTGGAATAAAAGAAATAGATATGCCTATGCTACCTCCTTCTGAATCTGATTCTATTGAAACATGGAGCGATAATGGAGATATATTTAGTGGAAGTAGAAAGAAGAAGAGAACAATAGATATTAAATTCTGTGTTGAATGTGATGATAAGGATACTTATGATACTACAGTAGATGCTATAGCAGATGCTTTTGATGTAGATACTCCACAAGCTTTTTACATAGAAGATGAAGAAAAATTTATTTACTGCATTCCAGAGGATGAAGTGGAGTTTGGAGATGTGGTAATTCGTGATAATAAATGTTATGGTGAGGGAAGTGTGTCCTTAGTGGCATACGACCCTTATTTTTATATAGAAGAAGCTAAAATATTTGAAGGTGATAAAAAAATCACTTATACAAATGAGGGCAAAAAGCCATGCCCTTGTATAATTAATGTGAATTTGGAACAAGATGCTTGTTATTTACAAGTAAGTGATAGTAATGGTAATGCTATTCTTCTTGGAACTTATCCAAGCCTTGTAAATAAATCAGTTAACGAAAAAGAAAATCAAATAGATGAAGTATGTGAAACAAAGACTAATTTCTCAAATGGGTCTTTTGTAGATGCAAATAGAGTTGTTACTGGTGGAGTAGATGTATGTGCTGTAAATGAAGGTGGATGGGCAATAGTAGCAAATGATTACGGCTCAGGAGATAAATGGCATGGACCTTCTATAAGAAGAAATCTTATTCCTGATATAGTTGACTTTGAAGTGCAAGGCTACTTTTATTTTGATTCTACAGGAAAATTGAAATATAACGAAAATGCAAGCACAAATACAACAACTACTACTAAATATAAAGTAACAGCTACATCAATAGCTTTAAAAGAGAAAAGACTTTCTAGTAGCAAGACAATAAAAACTATAAAGAAAGGTGTTTATTTAACACCTGTAAAAGTAGATGGAAAAGAAGCAACTAACGGCTGGATAAAAACTACGTATGATAGTAAAACAGGCTGGGCTAAAATATCTAAAGGCTTAAAGAAGATCACTACAAAAACAAGTAATTATTACACAAATCATACAGCATCATTAAGAAGTGGAGCAAGCAAGAAAACAAAGTTATTAGCTACAATACCGAATGGTACAGCAGTTAATTATTTAAATAGCACAAGTGGGAAATGGAGTAAAGTAACCTATAACGGAAAAACAGGCTACGTTTGGAGTGAATATCTTACAAAAGGCTCGGATACAACGATAGAAACAGATGAAGATATAGTTGTGGCTGAAAATCAATTAGGCTTGTTAGAAATGTATGGATGCGATGTAAATGGTGTAAAATTATTCAAGTTTATGTTATGTGATGACCAAAAGTATTTTGAATCAAACTATCCAGTTGTACAAATAGGAAATAAAACTGTATTAGAAGATAAAGATTTTAAATTGCCAGAAGTAAAATTCACAACAACTACAGAAGGTAGTGGAGATAAGCTTACTATAAAGAAACATTACCTTAATATGGGACAATATGGAGATTGGAACGAATTTAAAGGCCATTTTACTATAAAAAGGGAAGGTACAAAATGGAGTGTTGAAGTTGTTAAATATAATTCCTCTGGTGAAATAGTTAAAACAATTAAGCCAGAAGATATAAGAGATAGCGATTTTCCAACAGGAAACCTAAATCATATAGATGTTTTCTTTGGCCAATATGGAGAAGAAAAAGCAGTTGATACAATGACACTTAATAGAATTATTGTAAATAAACTAAATGATACAACTCAAGAAGATACAAACTTATACATTTTTAAAGCTGGAGATGAAATAAGTATAGATACTTTAAATCAAAAGGTTTATAAAAATGGCGAGCTTTTTATGGATTATATAGATTATGGAAGTTATTTCTTTAATTTGGAGCAAGGTGAAAATGCAATAACAATAAATTCAGATAGCCCAATATCTTCTAGTAGTGTAATATTTAATGAAAGGTTTAATAGATAATGTATAGAGTAAACACAATTTTTGTTTTAAATCGACAAAAAGAAATAATAGATGTTATACCTTCACAGGGAGACAGTTGTTTTTTTAATGATGAATATGAGTTGGACCTAGAAACTTTTATAGATACTTATACATTATCTGTAAAAGATGCGAAAAGGTATTCTGATAAGTTAATCGGACTTAACTATATAATTTTTAGATTTAAAGGCAAAGATAGATTATTTCAAATATTCGAATCTGGAACAACTCACGAGAAAAAGAATGTTATAACTGACATTTACTGTGAAAATACAGGGATAACACTTATAAATGAGCCGACACAACCTCAAGTAATTGTAGGGAATGTGAAACAGTTTTTGGAATCAGTTCTTATAAACACTGAGTTTGCAGTGGGATACGTTGACAGCGAGCTACTTAATACAGTGCTTACTATTGAAATAGAATCTAAAACAAACGTATTAAAAGCTATTCAAGATAATATAGCTAGTTTCGGTGCTGAACTTGAATTTACAGTTAAAAGGCAAGGAAGTAAGTTAAAACAGATTATAAATGTATATAAGAAAAAGGGGAAAGTAACAAATAAGATTTTTACATATGGTGATAATGCAAATAAAATAGGTCAAACCAAAAAATGGTCCGATTTCTGTACAGCATTAATCCCTTATGGAAAAGATGATATAACTATACATTCAGTAGAATGGATAAAAGAAAAAGGAGATCCAGTCGACAAACCACTCAATCAGGACTTTATAGCTGATGAAGAAGCTTTTAAACTTTATAACAATGATGGTAGACATATATTTGGCTACTTTGAGAGTGATGCCAATAATGCATCTGACTTGTTAAAAGAAGCATATGAGGAATTACAAAAACGTTCTAAACCTCAAGCTACTTATGAAATGGGTGTTTCTTATGATGATGAACTTGATATAGGCGATACTGTATCAATAAGGGATTTTAGCTTTGGAGTAAAACCATTACTTTTAGAAGCTAGAGTAAATAAATTAAAATTATCTTTTTCTGATGAAACAAAATGTACAGCAGAATTTAGTAATTTTAAAGAAGTTATAAGTAAGATAAAAAATTTATCTAATAAAGACGATTTATTAAAAGAAATAATTGAATTTCTTGGTGGTATTGGAATAGGTGATTTGACTGACGAGGATATTGCTAAAATACGAGAATACTTAGAAAAAATGGGAGTAGAAAAAGAGGAGATAGACAAAATATTTGATGAAATTCAAGATATTATACATCCAAAACCAGACCCTCCCGATGAAGGTGATGGCGACCCTATTTATATTGATACTTATAAAAATGGAGTATGGCTTGGAGATGACAGATTTTATCAAGTAAAGACTTCTAAGACAGTATCTACTACTGATAAAACTAATGATATATATGCAGAAGCATTAGCATTATATGAGAAATATGACATAGGTAAATATCAAAATAAAGCGAATCTCAATGAGCTATCATCTACAGGAAATAAATATAAACTATATCTTATAGTTGAACATTATGCTAGAAAATTTGGATTAGATCCAAACCTAGTGTATGCAGTCATAATGGGAGAATCTAGAGGTGACCCTTATAGTACTACAGGTAGTAATGGTGGTTACGGACTAATGCAATGTGAAAGAAGTACATACTTCAAAGAGTGGGGAAATAAGGCACAAACTATAAAATATTTAGACGGCAGCACTTATAAATTTCTTCCTTCTTATGCAACAATGACACCTTACAAAGCCGGAAACACAACAGTCAATGGAATAACAGTTGATAAAAATATCTTAAATCAAATAAGATTTGGTTGCTGGGAACTACGTCAAGCTATCGATTATGCACACGGAAATATATTTGGTGGATTAGTTGCTAATAATATGGGTCAAGGCTCACTTAACTGGATAGTGAGTAAGTATGTGTGCGATAAATACGGATATACATTCGTTGATTCTTATTATTTGAGTTCTCAATCAAACGAAACAAAATTAAAGGTTTACGAGGAATTAGATAGTGGAAAATTTGACTTTGCAGCTTATAGACAAAAATTAAAAGACCAAAAGGGATTAGGAACACCAAATAACGTAGAATTATATCTATGTTGGTATAAAGTAGTAAATGGCCAATTACCTTATTATATGGATGCACAGGGCAATAAATTAGGTTATGGAGTTGGTACATCTACTCCAAAAGCAAAAGGTCAAACAAGCGCATCTGATATAAGACAAATAATAGTTGATACGGCAAAAGCTATAGCACAACAACATACAGATAAGTTGGCAACATATGACCAAAGTTATCGTACTTGGAACTTTAAAAAGCCTAACAAAAGAAAAGGCACTTTTTACGGAATAAAAAATCCTATTTGTTACGATTGCTCTTCTTTAGTGACTTGTTGCTATGGTGAAGCTGGATTAAAAAGTATATTCCATAGTGATTCATATTGTGCATATGGTACATTGGTTAAATATGCAACGGCTAAAGATGGGTATAAAATGTTTAAAATCACTAAAACATCTATAGAAAATATGAAAGCTGGAGATATTATAATGATGTGTAATAAAGAGTGCCCTACAACATTAACTAGAGCGAAAGCTATGGCAAAGAACTTTACTCATCATACGTTAATTTACTGCGGTAAAGAAAACGGAACACATATGGTAGCTCATGCTAGAAAGTGGGATTATTGGCCAAAGGCTATAAGGTATATGCCAGTATACAATGATATCTATAAATACGGATTTTGTTTAAGACCTTACGATTTAGTTGAAGCCGATAACAATAATGTAGAGGACACTCCTGTAATCGACAAGACAGATATGAATGAAGTGTACATAAAAGCGGTTAGAAAGGCAAATGCATATGATTTTTATGGCGATAATAATAATTTGTTAACTACAGTAGAAGGCTTATACGAAGATGATGATAAAGCATATCCAAGTTCATCACCTTATGCACTTGTTCATTTTGGATTGAATGATCTAACAGAAAAAGGTATAACAGGAATTAAAACTCTTACAAATATCTTAAAAACAAAATATAGAAATACACCGATTTTCATATTAAAGGAATTACATGTTGGAACTGCTTATGCAGATTATACAACTGTAAATACTTCTATAGATGCATTTAACACTGAAATTAAAACATTCTGTGACAATGAAGAAAATGTATTTTTATTAGATATATCTAGCAAATTAGAAACTTATACGAATTTATTAAATCCTAATTACACTAATGATGGTTATACATTTAAAGATGATTCCAGTATTGGTGTTTTTTATAATGCAATAAAAGAAAAATTACTGGCTACTCCAATAGGTTATAAGAAAAAGGATGATAGCAGTAACACTGGTGGAGGAGATACTGGCGGTGGTGACACTGGGGATGATGGTAATGCATCTAAAAGAGAAGGTGAAACAGTAAATATATTATTAGAAAGTACAAAAACTTATACTTGGAAAAAAACAATTAAGTCTCTTACTTTCAGACTTAAAAATAAAGTTGATAAAAGTTTTTATGCTAGAATGGTGTTTACTACAGCAGATGAAATTAGTTATACACAAAGTAAAATTTGTTATCTTGAAGGTGTAGATTGTATAGCTGGCCAACTAGTTCCAAAACCGAATACAGGTTATAAAATTATAATAATGGCTAATGTAAATACAAGTATTGACTATAAATACTATGGCTCAGTTTCCGTAGATAAAAGTGAAGGATATGCAAAAACTTATAAATTTGTTGGTGGCGAAAAAGCTGTAAAAACTGCAAAAACATACCTAAATCGAACTGGGTTGCGATATGGAGATAATTCATTTGCTGTTAAATCTGAGCCTACCAGTTTCCCTAATGATATGGCTGGAAACTTAAATAAATGGTATGATGCTACTGCTAAAAAAGCTAATATTGACTGTAGCTCTTTGGCTATATTTGTTTATGCGGATATACCGTACGATAAAAGTCCTTATGCCAATCACAAACTAAAGAAATTAGTTAAAAATTCAGATACTAGCTGGGCATTTATGTTACCAAGGACAGCAGCAGAACAAGCAGAATATTGTGTTAAAAAAGGCTGGGTACTACATGATATTGATATAATCAATTATTCAAACTTGAAAGCTGGAGACCTCGTTTTTTTTGATAGAGATAACGGAGAAAATGGTCGTTATATGAACTGCTCACATGTAGCCATTGTAGTTGGACCAACTGAAGATGGCGGGTCAGTAAACATAATAGAATCTACAACAGTTACAAATGGAGTTAGAATAACAGGAATTACAAACAATACAACTGATAAAATATTATTCTGTGCTAGACCTAAGAAATTATAGAAAGGGGATTATTATGAGCAATAGCAATATAGAAACTATAACTAGAGAGCATGATAATTTCTCCTCTAGTTATAATGAACTTGTAAATCTACTTGAAAAAGTAATCACTAACAGAAAAATAACACAAGATGATAAGTATGACTTAGAGAAAGCACATGCTACATATGTGGAAAATTACAATGATGTTAAAAGAATACTAGAAAATGAAAAAGAAGCGAATTTAAGAGAGCAAATTAAAGCTGTAAATGATAATAAATTGGATGCAGATATAAATAGTATAGTAAATATTCTTACAAACAACGGAGAGAAAAACACTTTATATCTAGACGAAGATGGAAATTTGTATATTGACGGAGAAAAAATTCCAGAAATCAAACAAGTAAAATTGACAGTAGATGAACAAAATGGAAAAATAGAATCCCTCGTATCTGATGGATTTATAGAAGATGCCGAAGGAAATAAAGTTAAATTAAAGGTATTATACTCCACTCTATCTCAAACAGTAAATGGAATTGAGACAAATGTTGGTACTATAGAAGGGGTAGCTAATGATGCTCACTCAAAAGCAGAAGCTGCTATTTCAAAGGCATCTCAATTAAAACAAACAATGGATGGATTTACTACTAAAGTAGAAGATATGAAATCCACATTAGATATTACAGTTACTAGAGTATATAATGAATTTTATATATCTACATCTTCCACTGAGTTAATAGGAGGTAGCTGGTCAACTACTAAACCAAATGTTACTACAGGATATATTTGGATGCGAACTGCTGCACAAAATAGTAAGGGGGAAATTACTTACGATACTCCGACTTGTCTGAGTGGAATTGATGGAAAACCTGGAGAATCTGGAGCCACTGGAGTCAGCATTACAAACACAGAAATATTTTATTATATGCATAATTCAAAAACTAGCGCTCCTGATGTGCATGCTACAGGTTGGACAAAAAATATCCCAGATTATGTAGAAGGCAAATTCCTTTGGTATACAACGAAAATTACATATTCAAACGGAAATACAACTTTTACTCCACCTAATTACTTGAGCAGCTGGGAAGCCAAACACGAAGCATCGAAAGCACTATCAATGGCAACTCAGACTGCTGAGATGTTTCAATGGGTAGTTAAAAAGGGATCTACACAATCAAGTTTGACATTAACAGATGCAACAATCTCAGCAATAGCGAAATCAAATATAAAATTGAAAGCAGATAATATTTCACTAGAAGGATATACCACTATAAATGGTGGATTTTCTATAGATGAAGACGGAAATATGACCGCTAATAATGGTAATTTCAATGGAGCAGTTAATGCACAAGGTAATATGACCGCTGATACTCTTATTGTTAGAAAAATAATCAGTAAAGATATTATTAATTCAATTGCAAGTGATATATCTGTAACTATAGCAACAGATGGAGATGATGCATCTTCTGTTACTGATAATGCGAAATTCTATACTGTACAAGGTTTTTTAGATGCATTACCAAAAAATCTTAATGGTACTAGCATATATATAACTTTAAACAAAGAATGTAACGAAAACTTGACTTTAGATGGATTTTCAAATGGTGATATATATATGTATATGAATATGAAAAATTATAATGGTAATATAGCTGGATATAATTGCACTGCAAAATTATTCATATATGGAGCTACTACTGTTACTGGTATTCCAGATGGGGTAAATAGTCAAAGACCTGATATAATGCCAGCATCTATGGTAAGTAGCAACACATATTATTACGGAATGTATTTCTCAAATTGTAATTTTGTTACACTTAGAAGTATTAATGTCTATGGCCAAACAACATCAAATAGTTATTATGCTATCGGTGTTGAACATGGAACAACATTATTAATGCAAAACTGCAAAGTAATAGGCAGTCAAAACGGACTACAAGCTAGAGGTAGTAAACTTATCATGTATAAGAATTATGGGAAAGTTAATAACAATGCAGTTAGAGCAATCTATGGGGCTACGGTATGTATTCAAGATGGTTCTATACCTAACGGACAGTTAACACACGATAACTCTTCACAAATAATTTATAATTCTGCAAAATGTACAGTAGATGGAACTACTACAACTGTAGGAGAAAATACTAATATAGGAACTACAACAAGTAAGTCAGTTACGTTTACAAGTGATTATGGAGATACATATCGTTATGCTTGGAGTGACTGGGCGCAAGACAATCTAGTCATTCAAGGAAAATGGACCTCTAATAGTGTTGGCTGTTGGTTCTTTGGTAGTGATTTCAGTAAATTGCAAGGCAAAACTATTACGAAAGTTGTTCTGAAAATAGAACGTACAAGTGGAGGTAGTTCAAGTAACAATGAAGCTAAAATAGTTATGCATAATCATTCAAGTAGACCAAGTGGAGAGCCTGCTTATTTGTCATGGTCAAAAACTGCTAATCTTACAATGAATACAACAACAACAGTTACAATAACAGATAGTGCAGTACTGAATGCAATAAAAAACGGAACAATGAAAGGATTTGGACTTAAACATACTTTTGATAAAGCACATTATATGAAATGTACAGGAGTTATAAAAGCAACAATAACTTATCAAGACTAGAGAGGAAGTGACGATTTGAGTAATATAACTAATTTAAATAGAGATTACTTAATCAAAATAAATGTAAAAGAAGCAACGATAGATGTACCAAAGATGACCTTTTGGAATACAGACAAAAAGACTTCAAATATGTTTGTACAACTTGTTATAAATATGAGTGAAAATGAATTAATAAAGAATTATGTAACTATAGAAAATGCAACTGATTATAAAATTACGCTAAATGTAATAAAACCTAAAACAAATCAATATAGAACATTTGAAGCCAAGTTATTAAATGAAGAAAAAGCTTTATTTGAAATAGATTTGACTTCTGAATTTATAGATCAAGTTGGAAATTACAACTTTGAGTTTGAAGTATCTAGTAAAGTAGATAATAATGATGAAAGTATTACTACTTCAAGCTCAACTTATGAAGTAAAAGGAAGTATATTAACTAACCTAAATGAAGAAATATCATCAAGTCCAGATTTACCGATACTTAAACAGTTAATCGAACAAGTAAAATCTTTACAAGGTGGAGATTTAACAGGTTATCAAAAGAAAAGTGATACTTCATTAGAAACAACTAGCAAGGAAATAGTAGGAGCTATCAACGAACTTAGTTCGCAATTTAAAGATATTGCGAACGAAAAAATTGATAATGTTACACTTTCTAACAATGTATTAACATTTTTTGCTAATAGTAAAACTATAAAAACTATTACTTTGCCAACATCTACGACTGGAGGTGGTACAAACGGAAAAGAAATAGAACTCCAAAAAAGTACAACACATATACAATGGAGATATGTAGGAGATACAGATTGGAACAATTTAGTAGCATTGACAGACTTGAAAGGTTCTGATGGAGCAAAAGGAGATAAAGGTGACAAGGGAGATACTGGAACAACTCCAAACTTACAAATTGGTACAGTAGAAACACTAGATAGTGGAAGTAATGCAACTGCAAGTATTACAGGAACAGTTGAAAATCCATTGCTTAATTTAGGTATTCCAAAGGGCGCTGATGGAGAAAGTGGTACGGGTACTGGTGGAAGTAGTGAAATATGGAAAAAGGTTATTGAAACAACTTTTGGAGAAGACTGTTATGCCTTTACTGTAACAAAGGATAAAGATGACAATGGTTTGCAGATAAAAGAAGGTTTTATTTTTATAACAGCTAGTCAACCTAAAGATACATCATCCAATTTAAGTTTCGGAATTGGGTTTAAAGATTGGGAATCTAGTTTTAATGGAAAAGCAACCATTTATAGTCTTAGTCTGTACAAGAATTATGAATTTTATAGAGTTGGATTTTATTTTAAAGTGATTAATAATTTTGTTTTTACTCAATATCTAGGAAATAATAGGATTGGTGTATCGGCACCTATATATAATAATTTTAATAGTTCGAGTATATCTAATGCTAATATGACTTCTAATTTTAGAGCATTGCTAAATAACTTAGACTATATAGATAAAATTACTGTTGGGTTAGATATGTCTACAACAGGTTTATTTTCAAAAGATTCAATTATGGAGGTGTGGGCTAAATGTTAGTTAAAAGAGTTGTAGATGGAAAGGTTATAGAAACAGAATTGACACAAGAAGAAATTGACAATCAAAAAAAACAAAATTACCAAGAAGAAATAACAATAGAAGAAAGAGTTAGTGCAATAGAAGAAGTTATTTTAAATTTATTATAAGGAGTGATTTTATGTATAATTTTTTATTAAATATGTGGATTATGAAAAAAGTAAATGAAGAATATTTACAAAAAAGAGTTTCAAAAGGGCAAATAACTCAAGATGAATATGAAATGATAATTGCAACGCCACAAATATAAATATAGAAAAATACACTCGCTTTTATTATAATGATAAAAGGGGGTGTATATATGGATGACAATAAAATTAGTTTATTAAGTAAGTATAGAACACAATTAATGGGCTTAGCTATGTTATTAATATTAATATTCCATACAGGCATTGATGTTAAGAACATAAATATTATAAGGAGTTTAAAAGATATTGGAGATGTAGGGGTAGATATATTTTTATTATTATCTGGAATAGGTCTATATTTCTCCTATTCAAAAAATAACGATAAAAAATATTTTTATAAGAAAAGAGTATTAAGAATTTTACCTACATTTATTCCAGTTGCAATAGTATGGTATTGCGCATTTACGTTAGTATTTAAAGGTAAAATAATAGATATTTTTTTAGGAGTAACAACTTTAGGATTTTGGATAAAAGGAAACATAACATGGTGGTTTATATCAGCTATATTAGTTTTATATCTAATTACACCTTTTTATTTAGATTTTATGAATAAAAATCCTAAAAAAGTTACAGTTATATCAAGTTTATTTTTTATTGTTTTAGGATTATTGATAAGATTTACAATGTTAGATAATATTTTAGACTATTTATTAATTTTTATATGTAGAATACCTATTTTTATAATAGGTCTTTATATAGGGAATATTATAGTAAATAAAGAAAAAATATCTCTAAACAGTAAGATAATTTATTTTTTTGCTATTATCAGTTTGATAGTTAGTTTACTAATTGTAAATCCAGATGTTATTTATATTCCATTTGCTTTAAAATATTATGTTTATATTCCACTATCTTTAAGTATCTGCTTATTAGCAACAAAGATACTAGATAAATTTAGCAATGGTAAATTTAAACTATTAACATTTTTAGGAATATATAGTTTAGAAATATATTTATTTCATGAAAAAATATTATGGATTTTATCATTTTCAGAAAAAATAATAGTTATAGATAAATACCATATAGTATTAAATATTATTGCATATTTATTAGCTATGATAGTGGCATATTTGTGGAGTAATATTGTAGCAAAATTTACATCAAGAAGACAAGCTATTACAGACTAGATTAATTTCTAGTCTTTTTTAATATACATTTCGTTCGCAATTTAAAAATATTGTGTACTAATTTACCAAGTAAATACCAAGTAAAAATGGTATTTAAACCATCTTATAGTATAATAACTGTAAGGGGGTGAAAAAGATGTAAAATGTGAGAATACAAGAATAAAAACTATATATAATTAAAAAAACTAAATCTATTTTAAAAAGGACTGTAGCGGTACAGTCCTTTTTTATATAAGAAAGGAATTTTGCATGAATGATGAATGGTTAAAAGACACACTAAAGAGACACGATGAAAGGCTTCAAAGACATTCTGAAAGAATAGACAAACTAGAAAATACACAGTCTGAAATGGCAGTAAAAATAGAAAATCTATGCAATACTATAGACAAATTAGCAAGCAACTTAAACAAACTAACTTATGCAATTATAACAGCATTGGTTAGTTTTTTCTTTTATGCAATACAAAATAATTTATTTAATTAATAGGAGGTAGTTATGTTTGATTTAAATTTATTAGGTGGCTACTTAGTTTTAGCAGTAGTAGGTATTTGTGTATGTGTAGGATATGTTATAAAAACAAGTTTTAGTTTTATAGAAAATAAATACATACCTTGCATCATGGCACTTTTAGGATGCGCTTTAAACATATGGATAGCTGGATATGTAAGTCCAGAAGTTATACTTGGTGGATTATTTTCAGGGCTTGCATCTACAGGCTTACATCAAGCTTTTAAGAACTTGATAGAAAAATAGATATAAATACTTTATAAGGTAACTGTAAGGTGCTTAGGAGGTCGATAAGAAGGTCGATTTTTTAAGTACCTTTTATTTTTAGAAAAGGAAGTGTTATTATGAGTAAAAAATATTTAGTAGCTATAGATGCGGGGCATGGCATGCATACAGAAGGTAAACAATCTGTTCCAATGTCAAAAAATTTATACATAGATGGTGAATTAGTCAGAAAAAAAGGAAAGATCATAAAAGAAAATGAATGGAATAGAGGTGTGAGTGAATACTTATCAGCTGCACTAAAAAGATGTGGTATAGATACAATGTTTACAGCTGATATGACAGGTAAAACAGATATACCACTTAATATGAGAGCATACAAAGCTAATGCAGCAAAAGCAGATATATTAATTTCAAATCACTATAATGCGATAGGAAGCTGTCAAGCTTGGCAAAGTAGAGTTAAGGGACTTCTTGTTTTGAGAACTAAAAACGCATCCTCAAAATCAATAAGACTTGGAAAATTAGCAGTTAAACATTTAGAAAAAGATATAAATTACGAATATAGCTACGGTTTAATGCGAGATGTAGATATGAGTGGATTTACATTAGCTATACTTAGACAAACAACAATGCCAGCAATATTAATTGAGTATGGTTTTATGGATTATTGGAATGAAGCAAAACTTATGCTTGATAAAAAACATCAAGAAAAATGTGCTGAAGCAGTTTGTAAGGCAGTATGTGAATATTTCGGAGTAACTTATATAGCAGAAAAGCAAGGAGCTAATAAAACTAAGTACGTTAAAATACTAAAGGATATAAACATACATAGCAAACCAGATTTTGATGCTGCTAATGTAATAGGTAAAGTTACTGCTGGAGGAGCTTATACTGTAGTAGAAACTATAAAAAGAACTGGAACAGATATGTATAAACTAAAATCAGGAGTATATATAACAGCTTCACCAAAATATGTAGAAGTATTTGAAAAATAATATTATAATATATTAAGGACGTATGAGCCTTGTAAAAATTTAGAGACATAGGAGCTCTGGCCATAAAAATAGCTAGAAGGTATAGAGATCTTCTAGCTTCTATTTTTAATATGTGCTATAATATAAGAGCAAGCAATATCCATTAAAACAAGGATTAAAACTTAATATATGTAATTATAAAATTGCTTGCAGAAAAGGACTAGAATAACTCTAGTCCTTTTTATTTTAATTAAAATTAATTAACGATTATTTATTATATAATCTTCTCTATATAGATGATATAACTCGAATAAATCTCTACCATCGTATTCATAT